CGTCGGACGACGGGTTGGACGCGGTGTGGTGACACATGACGTGGTTGGGTCGGCCAGAGTCGTACCCACCGGACGATCGGGACCGGGTTTGCCAACCGGGTTCCTCTTGCACGGTGATACCGGCGCCGCGCACGACGTCGGCCAAGTCGGTTAGGTAGCGGTTACCCACCGTCCACCCCTTCCGCGTTTATCAGATAGAAAAACACTAAGTCCAGCGCATCCAGAATCGGCCGGTCCCGTCGGTGTGCGTGCTTCCGCAACGATTCGACCGCGCCCGTCGCGAACCCCAACCGGACCAACACCCGCGCGTGGTTGTGGCTGGGGGGCGCGTGTTCCGCGGTGATTGACGCGACCATACGAATCAGGATGGCCACCTTGTCCGCGAACGGGTCGGACGCGTCCCACCCGTCTTCGGGGTCCACGTCCCCGAACCCGTTCACGCCGCCCACCACCAGATATTCAAGTTCCCTGACACCCCCGACGCGGACGACGTCCACGCCGCAACCGCGATCGTTGTCGCGGTGCGTCCGGTGACAGCAAGGAAGTTGACGGACGATTGCCCGACGTTGACCAGACACACACCGGGGACGCGGCCTAAATCGTGGGTGATCGACCCGGCACCAGCGGAGAACGTCACCGCGATGATTCCGGACGCGGTGTCGGGTTGCCAACCCGTCCCACCCGCGGCGCGTTTGGTGTACGTGCGGAACGTGTCGATGCACATGGCACGGGATCCGTTGTTCGCGTTCGGCCACCCGGCTTGTAACGCGGTCAGATTCGCAAACTGCGCGACGACTTGGTTTTGCACCATGTCTTGAAACACCGCGGCGAGGACCTCTTCCCCGACCGCCCACGTTTTCATCCCCGGCATGTCAACCCCTTCCGTTCATGCCATGACCATCCCGGCGTCCAACCGATCGTTTGCGTGTGGTCCCAACGTCCACACGATGCCGGACAACGACAATGCGCGCAGCGCGAGCGTTTGCCACGTCACGGACCAACGGGCGCGACTGATCGTGTGTTGCACACCGACCACCCGGAAGTCCCCGGTAATCACATGGTCCGGCAAGTCGGGGGGTGCCCACGCGATGTGTGCAACGTCGGTGAACAACACCCACGACAACACCGTGGACCACACCGTCCAGCTCGCCGGATCGATCGCCGGAAGCATGGTCACATTGTCCACACCGATTTGGGGGAACGCGTACAACGACACCACGAATTGCGCCCACGTCAACGCTTGCGCGTCGTCGGCCAACCCCAAGTCCGTCCGTTGGTACGGGTACGGTCCGAAGTGGTCCATGGATCCTTGGGACAACGCGTGTTGCGCGGTCCCACCGGTGCGCGCACCCCACACGTCGTTCCGCAGCTGCAAGTCAAACTTTTGCGGGGTCGCGTCCACCAAAATGTCGTGGGCGCCGGTTTGCACCGTGGCACAACCCAACGTGATCCGTGGGGTTGGTTGGTTGGTGGATGCTTCACGATTGATCCACCGAAGATTCCCCGCCGGTGTGAAGTAGACCGCGCCCAATTCGTCGTCCATGGTCCGGTTCAGCAATTCCCAACCCGGTTGTGCCAACGTCGTCGCGGCCAACGTGCGCACCGATGCACCCGGCGTCGGATCTTCCACCGTCCCCGACCATCCGAAGTACGACACCAACCGTGCGACGCGTTGTTGCACCGTTTCCCCGGCACCAACCGCGGGTTGTTCCGGTTTGTCGTACCGCGCCCACGTCTTCGTCGGGTCGGACGCGATCAAGGTTGCTTCACGTTGCCACGGGTGCGGCACCCAATCTTCCCCCCACGAATCCGCGGTGCCGGTGAAGATGGGGAATTGCTGGACGGACGAATCCGACGGGTTGACGACTTCGGCGAACACTTCCACCGGCACACCGGGGACCAGTCGTGAATGGCCACCGTATTGGAACGGACCGCCGGACCACAACGGGTCGTAAATCCCGTCGGGGTCGGCCAACCGGACCGTGCATGTCACCGCGTCCACCTTGCCGAAGATCCCTTGACCCGCGGTCGCGCCACCGTGAATGTCAACGTCCAACGTGTCGCACGACAGATCCACCCACAACCGTCCGGGTGCAACGCGCAGCGCCGGGATCCCACCACCCATGACGTTCCCCGCGTCCAACGCGTCGTTTGGGTGGGATCCCAAATGCCATGACGATCCGGACGCGATCGCGGCACGCACCCACAACCGTACGTAATCCCCCCACGCGGGCGATGACGCGCCACCGGGGGTTGACGACGGCCACGGCTTTGTCGGGTCCCACGCGGCCATGTGGGCACCTATGCGGCCACGATGGGCGCGGTCAGGGGACCGTTACGGGACGTGTAGATCCGCAGCGCGTCCACCACGGCGCGTTGAATGTCCGGTGCTTGCGCGCCCAACCCCGTCGCTTGCACGGTGATGTTGACGGTGGTTCCACCGGGCGCAGCTCGCCCCACACCACTGAACGTTTCGCCGCGGTGAACGACGGCCAGTCCAGTCCGCAGCACCGCGCCACCGGTGGCCAACTGCGGAATGTCGGGGAACCCGATTGTCTGGCCACCCACCTTGCCGATCCCCGGAATGTGGGTGTCGATCGTCGGGACGGTGAATTGCAACCCGTTCCATCCACGGATGACCGCGTTTATGGGTGCTTTGATCGCGCCCGCGATCCGGTGCGCGATCCCGGCCACCGTGTCGATGATCCCGCGCAACCAATCCACAAACCGTTGGATCACGCCTTTGATCGCGTCCCAATTCTTCGTGATCGCCAACACGGCCAACCCGAACGGTCCCGTCAACACGGCCAGGATCAGCGGCCAGTTGTGCGTTATCCAGTTGAAGACACCCACCGCGGCGTCGCGGATCCATCCGAACGCGGTCACGATCCCCCGGAACGACGAATCCACGAACGCACGGAACCAACCGACCTTGTTGTAAGCAAGGATGACGGCACCGACCAGCGCCGCGATCGCGATCACCACCAGCATGATCGGGTTCGCGGACATGATCGCGTTGAAGACGATTTGAACACCGTTCCACGCCGCTTGCGCGACCTTCGCGGCTTTGGTCCCAAGTTCGTACAACTTGACCGCACCGACCACGGCCAGGATCGCGCCACCCAACGGGATCAACACGTCCATGTTTTTGGTAAGGAACCCCGTCAACGAATTGACCACCGGAAGCAACTTGTTTCCGATCGTTTCTTGCAGCTCGCCGAACGCAACACCCATCTTCGCGGTGTTCGTCGCGGTCGCTTCCGCGGTTCCCCCCACTTGACCTTCAATGGCTTTCAGCACCACGTTTTGCGCGCCCAACAGATCGCCGGACTTTTGCATCGCCGTGATTTGTGCTTTTTGCTGATCGGTGAACGTCACCCCCGAACGCGCCAACGCGGCCAACCCCTTCGCGGGATCTTGCAACGCCTTCCCAAGTTGCACACTGTTGGTGTCCAACGTGCCGAACCCCGCCGCGGCCAGATCCGCGGCCGCAGCGGTGGCACGATCGAACACACCGGACATGCGTGCCGTTTCGCTGGACACGTTGCCGAACGTGGCCAACTGCGCTTGCGCAGACATGATCGCTTCGTCTTCAACACCGATGCGCTTAGACAACGCGCCCGCGTAATTCTGCGCGTGCTTGGATGCTTCCCCGGTGGTGTCCCCCATCGACTTGAACACTTGGTCCAGTCGTGCCGTGGCCACCGCGGATTCTTCCGCCGCGGAAACGGAATCCTTCCCAAACTTCAAGATGGCCGCGGTGCCGACCGCACCCGCGATCGTCTTACCCAACCCGGAAAGTTTGGTCCCCGTCCCCTTCGCGTTGTCTTCCAACAACCCGAATTGCTTCAACGCTTTGGTTGCGTCGGCAATTATGTCGATTTTCAGAATCGCGGGTGCGGCCACGGGTCAACGCTTCCGATCGGCTTCGTTCAATAGTTCCACCGCGGTTGCGAGCGCGCGGGGATCTTCAATCCACGGTGACGGGTCACCACCTATGCGGAGGGCGACGGCCACCGCGGTTCGTCCGACGGATCCGGTTGGGTAGGGTCCAACGCGTCGGTGTCGGGGTCCACCGCCTCGGGCATCCCTTCCAAGGCTTCCAGAAACCCGACGAAGTCGCGGGGTACCGACATTTGTTGCCGAAGCATCGCGTTGTGGATTTGGTGGAACATCAAATCCAACGGGCGCGGGTTGTTCGGGTCCATGACCACGGACACCATGTCCCGCGCGTTGGTGTCCACCACCACCGGGTCGTCCCCTTTCAACTGGACACGGAACGATTGGAACGCCATGGATCACACCCCCCGGACCTTCGCGAGCGCGTCGGCCACCGCTTTTTCGTAGTACGTGCGCCACTGTGATTCGGTGTCACGCGCCGCGATGGATAGGAACGGGTTGGGTTCAATGTGTCGGGACGGCCAACCCCAATGAATCGGGTTCGCGTACGGAACCGACGCGCGGCCAGCTTGGATGCGTGCGCGTCGGACTTGTTTCGCGGCGCGGATCGTTCCGGCCAATTTGCCGGACCGTTTCGGTGCGATCGTGCGCGCGTAGTTGGCCACGATCTGTCCAGCGCGTGCGTGGGCATCTTTCAAGTCGGACAGATCTTCCCCGGCCTTTTTCATGGTCCGGATCAGTTCGTTCAAACCTTGGACGCGGACTTCCGCGTCCGCCCATGTGGTCACGCGCTCGCCGGTTCCTTCGTCTTCGCGCCACGGGTGCCGACCACCGGGGGTGTCCGGACCAGTGGTTGCGTCATTTGCCATTCAAAGTCCGAAGTGATCCGGGTGTTGACGTCCCCACCGTACGTTTCGCCGGGGACTTCAATACGGACGGTCCCCGTCAACGTCGGACCCCCGGTGGTCCCCGCGGGCGCGTACGTGAACGCGACCTCTTCCAGTTCGTGCAGATAGCAGTAGTCCACGATCGAATCCGCGGCCGCGGTCCAATCTTGGATGAACGTTCCGGCAAGTGAACGTCCCGACAACTTCCGTCCCACCGCGATCAGATCGCCGCACAACGTTTCTTGCGCGGACCCGTCGTCTTCGTACGACGAATTGACCCGTGCGTTCGTCACTTGGCACGAAAAATCCACATCGTTGGGGGACGTCCCCAACGTCAACGTGCCATCCTTCAACCGCGATTCAACAACGGCCATGTTCAGATCCCTTCGGTGACTAGTTCGATTCGGTACGCGGGTAGCGGGGGTGCGTCGGGGGACAGCACATAACTTTGAAGATCAGCGCGGGACACGTCCAGCACCGCGGCCACCGCGTCGCACAACCCGTCCAACGCTTTGAACGCGTCGGCGTTGCCAGCACCGGGGACCAATGCCCACAACACGAAGTCCGCGGAATACCCACACGCAATGTCATAGGTTCGATTCGGTGGGGTGACCAGCACACACGGCGGGGTTGCAGCTCGAGGATCCACGGTGGCCACGATCCCGTCCGCGGTCAATTTTCCGACCAGTTCCAACGCACGGTCGTAACTGGTCACGCGACCACCGACCGTTGGTATTCCCCAAGTTCCAACAGTGATCGGACTTCCGGATCAA